CTCATACCATCGCGCAGCAATACAACGGAGCGCGGTGGCAGCAGCGGCGCGCGCAGCGCGCGGCGACCGCCAGCCGAGACATTGCGAATGCTGGGATTGCTGCGACTCAGGCGGGGGCTGAGAACACGATGTGGGGTGCGTCGGCGAATGCCGATTCGCAGTCGCGGTACAACAACATGCGTGCGACCGTGCAGGCCGTGCAGGGTGGGATGACGGCTCTCGGTGGTATTGTGGGGCTGAACGGTCAGGCCGTTGGGGCTGGCTTGGGTCAGGCGGCGACGGCGGGCGTGAATGCCATGATTTCGAATTCGCAGGCTCAGTCGCAGGCACACATTCAGAATCAGTTGACTTCGGGGGCGTCGCAGATTTCGCAGACTCAGCAGCGCGCTGTGCGGGATACGAATTACGAGCTAGCACAGTTCTCTGCTAATGGGGATTATGAGAATGCGGTGGCATCTATTAATGCGCAGGTTCAGGATAGTCAGGTCATTCCCCCGTCGGTGATCGGTCAGACTCAGGGTACGATCACGCCGATGGCGGCGTATGGCCTGCATTTGGATTGTCGTGTGAGACAGGTGTCGCGTAATGCGATGACACGTCTTGGTGAGTATTGGTTGCGTTACGGGTATGCGATGAATACGTGGGTGAGGATTTCTTATCTTTCGCTCATGTCACATTTCACGTATTGGAAGCTCACGGAGTGTTACCTTGAGCGCGCGGATATGCCTGAGACGTTTAAGGGCACCATTCGAGGAATTTTCGAGAAGGGTGTGACTGTGTGGAAAACACCTGGTACGATTGGTACAGCCAATGTTCGGAAGAATCGTATCGATAGGAATAAGGCGGTGTGGTTAGGTGAGCAAGCGGGTTGACTTCGTCAAACAGGCGTTCTATGACAAGCCGGGTAGCCTTACAGGGTCGACGTCGGAGATTCGCCAGACCCAGTTGCAGCACATGTATTGGTCCCAAATGCGGGGCAAGTGTATGGCGCGCTTTACATGGGAGGGGTTGCCCAACGGCATTGATCCGCGATTCATTGAGTCCACTCTGTTGGATAATGGTTTCGCTATTTTCTACTACGACACATTCTTTGAAATGTTCATGTGTATGCCCGCTACGCAGACGGGCATCTTAGACATTCAGGACAACCCAATCTCATTCAGGGTGACCCGCAATGGGGTTTACTCGCGTGAGGTTGGAATCGATGAATGCGTGGTGATCTGGGGCAATCAGACACGCATTCCCGACTCTCAGATCATCAGGGTGTATTCTGAGCGTCTTGCAATCGTGGATCGCACCATTGAGATCGACCTCCTCAATGAGAGAAATCCGATGATCGTGGCCTGTAATAACGATCAGCGGAATACGATCGCCAACGTCATGTCGAAGATTTATGACGGTGAGCCCGTCGTGTGGGGCACTGAGAATCTCGCGATGGAGAATCTCGCTCAAACGATCGGCGTGTTCCCCCTGAACCAGAACGCGGGTACGGGCGCGGTTTCCTCTATTAAACACATGGAGTCGAAGACACGCATCTGGGGTGAGGCGCTCACGATGCTCGGAATCATGAACATCGATTCCGACAAGCGTGAGCGTATGGTCGTGGCCGAAGCGGGCGCCAATACCGGTCAGGTCCTGGCCTCTCGTGAGCAATTCATGAAGCCGCGTGAATTGGCGTGCGAACAGATTAATCGAATGTTCCCAGGACTAGAAGTGTCGTGCACTTGGGCGATCGAGGATAACGCTAACCCCGACATGAATGATTACTTAGCGGCTAATAATTTACTTCAGAATGGGGGTGAAGATGATGGCAACGCACACGATTAGGCTTAAGGATGTTGACCGCATCACTAAAGGACATTGGGGCTTGGATAATTATCCAATCTTTAATGAAGAGTATCGTAAGATACTTAACGATCGAATTCGTCGTGAGTTCTGGTTAAATGAGATTGGGCATGAAACCATCGATATTTTCATTTGGCGACTTGAACTCAAAATGGACCTTATCATGCCCCGCTACAATCGCATGTATTTAGCTGAGTTAGAGAACGTCGATCCCCTTGACGGTGGAATCTCTGAAAACGACACTCGGCAATGGGGCAACAGCAACGCTAGCGGCAACAATACACAGACCAGTGACGGAACCGGTTCTAGTGGTTCTAAGGGACGCACGGTTGCTTCAGACACTCCTCAAACACGGTTGGCGGGGAATTCCGACTATGCGTCGTCTATGTCCGACGCGACGAATGAGACGACAAACAAGTCTAAGTCGTCTTCAGAATCTACTAGTCAAAACCACAATGATTACGACAACAATCAAAGTAGTCGGTCCAAACAGCGCGGTAGTAAAGCACAAATGATTGCCCAATACCGCTCCACTTTGATTAATGTCGACAATTTTGTTATCGAGGAATTGCGGGAGCTTTTTCTCGGGGTGTGGGATGTCGACCGTCCACTAACCTATAACCCTATTTACGGAGGATATTATGTCTGATATTAACAATATTATCAACTCTATTGACCGTGCACTTTGGCGTGTTCGCGACAGGTCGGTCAACAACATCACGCCCTTTACTTATCGCGACGGTCTCACATACCTTGAGGTTCTTGAGCGCATTCGGGGAGCCGTTGTAGAGAGTATTGATTACATCGGGAAATTCGGTGCTGAGCAAGACAAGATCATTAAGGAACTTAATGAGAAGGTCTCCACGTTCATCACTGAAATGGAAAAAGTTCACGATGGTTGGAACAAGGACATTGAAGAGAAGCGTAAAAACGTTCTGTCCACTATTGAAGAATTTAAGAGTAGGTTGATTGCTGTCGCATTGACGCCTGCCAAGTCTAACCGCTATAACCTCAATAATGCTTTCCTATCTACAACTATGCAAGATGGAAATACGCATTATATGGCCACAGTCAAATTAACAGAAAAGATGGAGGAGCGACTTGATGGAATCAATTCATCTCTAACTAACAAAATTGACGGCCTTTCAAATACGTATTACAACAAAACGTACTTGGACGAATTTTTTGAGCGCATCACAACATTTGACCAAGCAGTCATCATCGGTTCATCCAACGTAACATCTGACGGTGGTGTATGGGCAAAGCAATTGGCTACCGAATATGGTTATAAGCGTGCACACAATTATGGGATCGGCGGCGGTGCATTTACGTCGGCTATGGGCGCTAGGTTCGACACGCAAATTCAGAATGCGTATAACGGGCTTAATCGGGAGAATTTAAATCAACGAGTCGGTGGCGTGTTTATTATTGACATGCTTAACGACATTAGGGCTATGAATAATGTCACCCAAATGGCTGAAGTGTGCGCGAATATGATTAAGAATTACTGGCCGAACGCCAAAGTGTTTTGTATTCCAGTAATCTGGAATGACAGCACTCTTAATTCCGGAAAGATGAGTGAATCTATTCAGGCACGCACTAGCGAATTTATGTGGGCATTCAACCCCCTTTCTCCTGCTATTTGCGAAGGTTCTATTTCTTGGTTCCGAGGCGATCCGTCGGTAATTAGAGGAAATAATGAAGTTCATCTTACTGACGATGGATATCAGCAAGCCAAGCATTATGCTCTAGGATGGCTTAGAGGGGGCACTTCATGGAATGATTACGGCTGGAGACCTATCAAAGAATGGGGTAGTGATGCTAATGGCCTGAAAAAAGATAGTTTAACCCTAAGAATAAAAAGAGAGCGCACTAATGCCTATATTCGTGGATGGTTTGAAGTAATTGCTCCTTTAGGTAACGATCATCCGATTTGGTCTATTCCTAAATGGGCTACACCTTATTCTAATCAGTATTTCCAGGGGATGACGAGTAATAAAGAATGGAAAACATTCTATGTGAACATTGATTCTCAGTTAGTCACAGCTACCCCGCTGCCAGTAGGAACTCAAATATATTTGTTCAATCAATGGGGAGTGTGGTGATTTGATTGGTCCTTCTGCTACAATAGTAGCAGGAGGACCAATTTATGGCTTGGGACACTAAAAACAAAAGAATTGCTATTAAAGTGATCGGAACCGTCGAGTCATCACTTAAATACGACGCAATCAATTACAACGACCCCATTACGGTGGGAATTGCACAATGGTTCGGGTCACGTGCTATTAATTTGCTTGACACAATATTCCGTGTACACCCCGCCGACGCTCAGCCGCATGCCAATGGCAGACTGCGTCAGCAAATGAGACAGTGGGGTAAGGATTCACCTAACTGGTCAACATTCTATCTAGGGCGCGACGAAGGTGATGGGTGGATTAAACCATTGCTAGCTAAAGCCGCTGCATTACAGGATAAACAGCTGGTGACTGATTTAGAGGGATACACGGCAACCGCAATTCAATACGGGCTCGACTACAACTCCAACACCGAAGCCTTCATCATGTGGGCATGCGCCTACCACCAATCACCGCGCGAGGCCCTGCGCGTACTCAACCGCAACGGCGGAGCATTAACATTAGACCAGATGTATAACGCTATTATGAGCAACGGTGTGCTCGGCCGCTACCGCAACCGCTACAACCAAGCACTCTCAATCATCAAGTCAGGCGACACGTCCGGCGTCGGGTCAACGGCATTCGACGCCACCGTCACGCCCGGCAACGGCGGCGTCATCACCCAATACGGCAAACAGAACATTGACATCCCCGAAGTCGGAATGGTTCTCACCGTCGACGATTCCGGAATGCCCATCATCCGCACCAGTGAGGCCAACGTTTTCATGTACCCCACAGGCGGATACAACACATGGAAAGGAAACCTCCCCAAACGCTCCGTCCAAATGGACGTCCAGAACCAAACATTCATCACGAGCCCCGGCGGGGGCGCCCCCGGCGGGGGCGACGGCTCCGCCGGGGCCAAGGCCGTTGAATGGATGCGATCCAGGATAATGAAATTCAGCTACCTCCAGGCACCCGGCAGGCTCGATCCCGACCACTCGGGGTTCAGCGATTGCAGTGGCACTATCTGGCGTGCGTACAAGGATACGTCGGGTCTCGAAGTTGGTACGTGGACTGGGGATCAATATTTCCGCGGGACGGCTGTTATTGAGCGCGGTAGGGGCAATATGTCGGATGCGCAGAAAGCACTCTGTAAGCCTGGGGATATTATTGTTATGTCGTGGGGCGGTGGTTACCCACATACGGATCACGTTGAAATGTTTGTTGATTCCGGACATACTATTGGGCATGGTGGTCCTGGTAACGGACCCCATATTAACCCTATTGGTATGCTTGGTAAAACGGCGTGGTGGACGGTTAGACGACATGGCTAAAAAGAAATTCAGCTACTACAGCTTCTCAAGCGCACTCTCCTACGGAGGCGTATTCAACATGATTATGGGCGCCCGCGGACTCGGTAAAACCTACGGCGCCAAGAAAATCGTCATCAAAAACGCCATCAACAAAGGACAACAGTTCATATATCTTCGAAGGTATAAAACAGAGCTGAAAGGGCGCGCATCGTTCTTCTCCGATATCGCAGATGAGTTCCCCGAAGAAGAATTTCGCGTAAAAGAACAATTCGCGCAGCGCAAAGTGGGGAAACGCTGGGAAACCATTGGCTACTTCATCCCCCTATCGACTGCACAGGCAAACAAATCAATCGCCTACCCCAAAGTGCACACCATCATTTTCGACGAATTCATCATCGATAAAGGAGCACTGCGGTACCTGCCCGACGAAGCAAAAGTCTTCATGGACTTCTACTCCACCGTAGACCGGTACCAAGACCGCGTACGCTGCCTTATGCTGTCTAACTCGGTCAGTATTATGAATCCATATTTCATCCGATTTCACATCGAACCAAAAGAAGGAATATCGCGTCACGCTGATGGCTTTATCGTCACCGATTTCGTAGACAGCAAACAATTCCAATCCGAAGTCGCACACACGAGATTTGGAAGCTTCATAATCAATTACGCCGAAGACTATGCCGACTACGCAATCAGTAACGAATTCGCAGACAACTACGACGACTACGTCATGAAGAAAACCGGAAGAGCAAAATACATGTTCTCCCTGCGAACAGAGCAGGGAAATATCTCCATATGGATCGACGGCGGCACATGGTTCGCACAGAAAAGACAGCCGAAAGGGCCTTTGGTACAATGGGCATACAAGGTCAAAGACCTGCGTGAGGGTGAAAGACTGCTTTTATATGGGGACAAGGTGTTGACTATCATGCGTACTACATACCGAAAAGGGCGACTATTTAGTGATAGCTCTGAAACACGAAATATGTTCGCAGAAATTTTCGTGCGATGATTAACATTCCTATTCAAACCATTGATGTTGCAGTAATTCTCGGTGTGACTACTCTAATTGCTATTATAGGACGTGCTGTGATGCGCGTCACTCGTTTTCTCGACCATCTAAATGCTATGTTAGTAGTGTGGGAGGGGACTGACTCTAAACCAGGCGTCCTCGCCCGACTGGACGACATAGAGGATAAAATCGCCGATATCCAATATCACGTCAAACCCAACCACGGAAACTCCTCTATAGACGCCCAAAACCGGCAACTAGCAGAAATCATCGGCTACCTAAGGAGCAAAACAAATGGGTGACCACGAAAACCCCCAGCCACCATCATTCATGGGATCGCCAAGTTTTAGACTCTGGCTCTACAGCATTTTCTTCGCCATCAGTATAGCACTCGGAATATTCGGAATCCTCGACGGCAACAAAATCGCTGCAATTAACTTCATCGTCTCTGCAGTACTCGGAGTAGCCGCAGGAAACGTCCCACGACAGGAAAAGTAATGAGCCGCCTCGACAACTTCCTATGGTGGTGCAACTTCTACTGCAACGGAATAGAAGTCCTCTACAGTCAAGAAATGCGCCAAGAAGGATTCAACAACCCCGCATCCCCCACCTACATGGACTGCAGCTCCATGACCATCATCGCCGCACGCCAAGCCGGATACCCCACCGGCGGCGCCTGGTACACCGGCGACATGGTCCCAGCACTCATCGACGTCGGATGGGACTGCCTC